CGAAGAATGTGCATGAGATTGTCAAAGCGCTCGAGATGATGGGCTTCGATTCGGCCGGGTACAAAACCGGGCCGACCGAGGCTTATCACACAGAGTGCATCCAAGTCATGGAGGGAGACTGGATGGGGTTCTACAAGTTCAAGCTGGCGGCATGGATTGCCTCAGCGAGAGACCACGTAGGACCCCCGTCCCCCAAGGGACTGGAAAAAGACAATGGGGCGTACCTGCTCGGTGGCAGAGCAGGACAGTGGCTCGGAATGATGAAGCGGCAGAAACCATGCCGCTTCGAAGAAATTGTGGAGACGATATCAACCGTGAAGCGCGCAATGGAGCGCGCCAGTGAGGAGCAGCTAGAGAATGCGGTGAAGGACGCATTCAGAGCGCTCACTGACTTCCGAAAAGTGGAAGTCCGGGACGTCGAACAAGATCTGTGGGATGGGCGTGAACCGGCCGAGTTCAACCAAGAGCAGATACAAGTGCTGGTAAGGCGTATCGTCAGGGAACTGTTCGGATCCTCAAAGGAGGACAAGAACAGATATACCTGGAGAGACGCGCTGGAACCTTTCGTTCCAACTACCAAAGCAACGTATCTGAGCTCAAGGGCAAAAGGCGGGGCCGTAGGCCACATCCTAAGTTCCGAGTTGCTGGAGGGCCTCAGAGGACCGGATAAACTGGTCAAGTCTGAGGTGGTGGAGGAGGGAAGAGGGGTGTGGGGCAGAGAAATTGATGACTCTAGCCTCACGGAGAAGTTTCGCGTGCTGTATGAAAGGCTCACCAGTACAGCCGTGAAGGAAGAGAAGAAAGTGAAGCTAGTAGCCCTGGCGGAAGCGCTCAAAATCCGAGTCATCTCGAAGGGTCCTGTGTGCACCTATACCGTCCTCAAACCACTTCAAAAGTGGCTATGGAGGAAGGTAAAAAATCACCACTCCGGAGTCGGAAGACTCGTAGGAGAGGAGATCACGGGTGAATACATGGATGACCAACTGGGACAACTCAAGGAAGATGAGGCCTACCTCAGCGGGGACTACAAGGCTGCGACCGACAACCTGGCACCCTGGCTCAGCAACATGATTACTGCCGAGCTAGGGCACTATATAGACGATAAGAGAATAAGGAAGCTGTTCGAAGAGGCCCTCACCGGTCACTGGATCCAAGATCCTAGTGACAGTGAGATCTTCGTGAAGCAGACATGGGGCCAGCTCATGGGGAGCGTGGTCTCATTTCCTGTTCTCTGTATCGCCAATATGGTCGTCTGTCTCGCGACTAGGGAATATCAGCTGGGAAGGAATCTGAGGCTCCAGGATGCAAAGTTCGCCGTAAATGGCGATGACTGTGCATTCCGGGCGACAGAGAGGAGCAAGGGGTTCTGGGAACGCTTTGCCGCCTTCGTAGGGCTGACGCCCAGTGTCGGAAAATACTTCTTCTCACGGAGATTCGTCAACATGAACTCAGCGACATTCAGACTCTTAGAGAGCGGTAAGCTCGAAAGAGTTGCATTCATCAACTGCGGCCTCGTGGCCGGGCAGAAGAGGGCAACTAGTGGAAAAACCGATGTATGTACATCATCGGATTGGGGGACGCTACAGAGCATCTCTCAAAACTCCCACACGTTGATCCGAGATTGTGCAAAAGAGGACCAGGTACGGGTCTTCAAGGCATATCTCAATGCAAACTGGAAATCACTGACTGAAAGTCGACTACCCTGGTTCCTACCAGAGCACCTCGGCGGTCTTGGACTCCCTACATTCCCTGGATACGTGATCACAGAGGATGGAAAGGAAAAGACGCCATGGATGCCCACGGAGCAGAATCTCAGGTTTGCCGCGGTCTTTCATGACCTAGGCATACTCCCTTCTCTCAAACCCGAGAACGTTAGCTGGAAGATGTGGGACTACGCACAGGAACGTGCGAAAGAACTACATCTAGAAACCCCACTAATAGTAGTGGGGGACCTACCACAAGGTATGCAGGCCGCAGAACAACAGAGTATCATGGGAAAACTCTGTGTCGAATCACTGTTCAGGAGTAATATGGAGGTACTCTACGATGAGAGTAAGTCCAAAAACACTCTTCTGAATAGGATCCGAAAGGCAGTCGATGCATGCAATAAGGGAAGTCTAATGGCAAAATACAGGCCATTCCAAGCAGACGCTCTACCCAACGTCGACGAAAAGTACGCCGACGGGGCCCTCCTCCGACAAAATACCCTCGCATACGCCGAGAGCACATTCTTCGCAAGAGACGACTAGCACATAGTCGTGAGGACGCGTTATCTGTCAGAACAGCACTACTTCCCCCCTTATGGGTGGGGAAGGGATCTAACTGATAAATTTCATACTACACAATACACGATACGCACAACATCCCAGCCACTCAGGATACTGATCCAGGTGACCTCCGAGCATAGCTCGAGGAGGTATGTGTGCGACGACGTCGAAGAGTTTCTCTGTGATTCCCGGGGTTCTTAAGCCCGCGTTTCTACCAGAGTTCCTATGTTCGAAATCAGGAAGTGCGTATCAAATTCAGCCCACAAAGGAGAGAGGGGGGGTCCCCCCCCCACAGTCTCGTAAGTGGAACTAGAATTCAGTACGGTGTAGTGAAA